AATATGCTGTCCTTGCACAAGGTCATGGATATCAACCTTCCCAGAAGTTAAAGGTTGAGCCTATGACACTTAAAGCATTGGTTCGTGAGCGTCTCGAGGCTGGGAAAGAGATGCCCACGGATCTATTTAACGTGTTCGCAGGAAGCCGAACCAAAATAACAAGGAAATAGAAACATGAACAAAGAACCAACAATAAAGAAAAATGGTGCATTGGCTACAAACGTAGTGTTTGAAGCTGATGCAAACGTGCTAACTGGAACGGTAGGTCAAGATGATCTTGCATTACCTTTCCTTAAAATACTTGGACAGTTATCTCCTGAAGTAAACAAGAGAGACGGTAAGTATGTTGAAGGTGCAGAACCTGGAATGATTTATAATTCAGTAACAGGTGAACTCTTCAACGGTGAAAAAGGAGTCCCAGTGATTCCGTGTTACTACAAACTCGAGTATGTTGAGTGGAAAGATAGAGGAAAAGATGGATCTGGTGCGCCAGTAAATATCTATCCTTCATCAAGTGACATTATGACTAAGACAACAAGAGGTGGAGACTTCAAAGATAGATTGCCAAACGGAAATTATATCGAGAAGACTGCACAACATTTTGTGTTAGTTAATAGTTCTTCACCAACTACTGCGTTAATTGCTATGAAGTCTACTCAATTAAAAATTAGTAGAAAATGGAATAGCATGATGCAAAGTATAAAGATGCAAGGTAAGAACGGGATGTTCACACCGGCATCTTTTAGCCATCTTTATCAACTAAAAACCGTGCAACAGTCTAACGACAAAGGTACATGGTTTGGTTGGGAGGTGAGCAAAATAGGTCCAATCGAAGATGCTGCATTGTATCAACAAGCTAGAAGTTTTTCTGAAAGCATTTCAAAAGGAGATGTTCAAGTTAAACATGGTGAGGAAGATACTGCTAAGTCTAAAGACGGATCAGCTCACTATTAATATTCCCCTCCGGGAATGGTTGCAACAGAGGTGGCGAAGCGAGAGTAGAGCCACCTCTACTAAAGAGGAAAGATGGAAAATAAATTTATAGAAATATTCACAGGTCTTAAACGAGACTATGGTTATGCAGATATAAACTCTGCATACAAAGATCCTTCTACAGGTAAACTTAAATTAAAATATGGTTGGGCAGCAAAAGAATTATTAGAGTCTGATTATTTAGATCATCTTACAGGTAAAAAATCTATTGGTATACAACCTTGTAATGATGAAGGGCTCGCAAAGTTTGGAGCAATTGATATCGACTCTGATGAATATGATAACTTTGATCTTCGAAAATATTTAGAAATTATTGATAAGAAAAACATTCCAGTCGTACCTGTTAAATCTAAAAGTGGTGGACTTCATATATATGTATTCTTTAAAGAACCAGTCAAAGCAAGTTTTGTTAGAAATTTTTTAGATAAATTATTATTTACATTTGATTTAAAAGCATCAACAGAAATATTTCCTAAACAAACACAACTAGGTATTGGATCAGATCAAAAACCTATTAATGGTAACTTCATTAATCTACCTTACTACAACCGTAATGAAAGAGTTGGTGTTAATTTAGATGGTAGTGAGTTTACTTTTGAGCAATTTATAAAAGTCGTCGAGGCTAACACAAAGACTAAAGAAGATCTAGAAGAATTCGCCAATGAATTAATCCGACTCGAACTTACAGGTGGTGCCGATGAATTTATAGATGGTCCAGTATGTTTGCAAAGATTATCAAAATCTAAACTGGATGATTACAGAGACAGATTTATTTATAACTATATGGTGTTTGCTAAAAAGAAATACCCTGACAATTGGGAAGAAAAACTTTTAGAGGGTGCAAGAAATTATATTGTCTACGATAATATTTGGGGGGATGAAAAAGTAAAACAAAAAATTAAAGCTTATAAAAAAGATACTGCAGGCCATACTTGTTCAGAGGAACCTATTAATAGTATGTGTGTTAAATCAGAATGTTTAAAAAGAAAGTTTGGTGTAGCTTCTGATAAGGTTAAAAAGTTTCCAACATTATCTGCATTAATTAAAATAGATTATTCTCCAGACCCAGAGTTTAGATTTACTGTACATTACAATGACAAAGTAGAAGGTGAAACGACTCAACAAATAATTGCGAGAGATGTAAATTATATCATGGACCAAGAAAAACTTAGACGATTAATTGGAGCACATACACCTATTCCACCACCAAGGATCAAAGGTGATGATATGCAAACTGTTTTGGATGTTTTATGGCAAGGAATGAAAACAGAGAAAGCTCCTCCAGGTACATCACCAAAAGAAGTATTACATAAACATTTAGAAGATTATATTCACGGTGTTCCAGCAGTAAGTGATGCTGCATTTAGAAGTGGTAGCACATTAATTGATACTGATGGCTTTGCTTATTTTGTATTTGATCCCTTTTATAATTTTTTAAAAAATAAAGAATGGAAAGCTAAGATAGATAGAACAGGACAAATGCTAATGGATTTTTTTGATGCCGAACTTAGACATCCTAAAAGATATCCTAAGAAAACAACTGAAAAAAAATCTAACAACCCTGTTAGATGTATAAAAGTTTCTATGAAATATTTTGACAAAGAAGAAAATGAAATAGAAATTATACCGATGAAGAGTAAAAAAGATATTCTTTAATGACAAAAGTTACAAAGATATATGGCCCTCCAGGTACAGGGAAGACAGAGAAATTAATTCGAAGAGCCATGGCTTACATAAGAGTAGGTACTCCAGTAAGTAAAATAGGTTATTTTGCATTTACTCGTAAAGCAGCGCATGAAGCAAGAGATAGAATGCTTAAGAAAAATCCTGAGTATAAAAAAAAACAACTGAGATATTTTCAAACACTACACTCTTTAGCTTTTCATAGTTTAGGACTAAGAGAAGAAAACGTTATGCAGGATTATCATTACAATGATCTTGGAAAAGAATTAAGTATTAGAGTCAACGCTAAAAAAGATGCAGATGCTTCACCTTACCTAACTTGTGATAACGAATACTTTCAAATTATTTTAAAAGCAAAAGAAAAAAATATTCCAGTATGGGATGAGTATTGCACAGGAGAACATTCAACAAATGTGAAACCTGATTTATTAAAACATATTGAGGCAAATTACAATCACTACAAACATCCAGACATAAATAACTTAGTAGACTTTACAGATATGATCCATGATATTGTACAGCAACCAAATAAAATTCCAGATTTTGATGTGGTGTTTATTGATGAAGCTCAGGATCTATCCCCAATACAATGGAAACTATATGACATACTAAAATCTAAATCAAAAAATATTTATCTTGCAGGAGATGATGACCAAGCAATTTATGGTTGGGCCGGTGCAGATGTTGACAGATTTATTAAAGAACCCGCTACAGAAAAAGTATTATCAAGATCACGGAGAATTCCAAGAGCAGTACAGGATGTATCAGAAATTATTACGGCACGAATAGAAGGACTTAGAGCAACTAAAAATTATTTACCAAGAGATGAAGAAGGATTGTGTAGTAAAATCAATAGCTTAGAGAATCTTGACTTATTTAGTCAGGATTGGTTGATATTAACCCGAACGTTATCCAGGGCCAAAGAAATATGTGATCTTTTAAAAGTAAAAGGTTTATACTATGAAAATAAACATCAAAAAAGTTACAACACTAAATTATACAAAGCAATTATTAATCATAGTAAATGGTTAAATGGTGAAGACGTATTGGATAGCGCCCTAGAAGATATTAAAGAATACATGGGTAATAGAGAACTTAAAAAAGATTTAAAATGGTTTGAGTGTTTTGATAATGCACCCGCTGATGAAAAAATTTATATAAGATTAATGTTGTCAAATAAAGAAAGATTAAGTGATGAAGCACGAATCAAAGTATCTACTATTCACGCAGCCAAAGGTGGTGAATGTGAGAACGTAATTTTAGTATTAGATAATGCTAAAAAAATAAGAGAAGCTACTACTAAAAGTATAATAAAGCGTGACGAAGAGCACAGAGTATGGTATGTAGGGTGTACGAGAGCAAAAAGAAACTTATATTTAATGAGAGCAAAAATAGAACGAAAGGGATATCCACTATGACACACGACGATATATTTAAAGAAACATTTCCACAATACACTCAGGTAGGCGGGAATCACTACACTAAGTTTCCAATTCAACCTTACGAATTCATTTCTAAAAATGATTTATCATTTTTTCAGGGCAACGTTATTAAATACGTTTGTCGATATCAGAGAAAAGGTGGGGTCGAAGATTTAAAAAAAATTGTGCATTACTGTCAATTAGAGATGTTAAAAATGAATGACATGAAAAAGAAAAAGTAATGAATGAGTTTTTAAAAGTAAGATTAAAGTTAGCCGATGCCCTTAAAAAAATAGATAAAATTTATAAAGAAAACCAAGTAATGAAAAAGAGATTACTTAAATATGAAAAGCAAGGAATGGTTTACTACAACAACAAGAAAGGTTTGAATGAAAGTACCTCTATTTGAAGCACAGACAGAATGGAATGAACCCGAAGAGTATCCAGATCTAAGAAAATACGACGAGATTGCAATTGACTTAGAGACAAGAGATCCTGATTTAAAATCTAAAGGTAGTGGTGCTATCATTGGTAATGGCGAAGTCGTAGGTATTGCGGTTGCTGTACCAGGTAGAAAATTTTATTTTCCAATTGCTCACGGATCAGGGCCAAACATGGATCGAAAAAGAACTTTGGAATGGTTCAAAGATATTTGTGAATCAGATGCTATAAAAATATTTCACAATGCAATGTATGATGTCTCTTGGATTAGATCTATGGGTCTTAAGATTAATGGACAGATAGTAGACACTATGATTGCAGCATCATTGATTGATGAGAACAGATTTAGATTTGATTTAAATAGTTTGTCTTGGGATTATTTAGGTCATGGTAAAAATGAAACTGCACTAAATGAAGAAGCAAAGTCTAGAGGACTAGATCCTAAAGCAGATATGTGGCAACTGCCAGCGATGTATGTTGGATCTTACGCAGAGAAAGATGCAGAACTTACTTTAGAACTTTGGCAGATATTTAAAAAAGAATTACTACACCAAGATGTAGAGTCTATTTTTGAACTTGAGACGGATCTGTTTCCTTGTCTGGTAGACATGAGATTTCTTGGGGTGAGAGTGGACGTTGAAAGAGCTCATATGCTGAAGCAAGCACTAACAGTACAAGAAGATAACTTGCGCCAACAAATAAAAATAGAAACAGGAATAGATGTTCAATTAATGGCAGCAAGAAGTGTTGCCAAAGTTTTTGACAAACTTGGTTTACCTTATGAAAGAACTGCGAAATCACAGGCACCTTCTTTTACTAAAAATTTTATTTCGAATCATGAACATCCTGTAGTTAGAATGATTGCTCAAGCTAGAGAAGTTAATAAGGCTCATACTACATTTATAGATACCATAATTAAACATGAACATAAAGGTCGTATCCATGCTGATATAAATCAAATTAGATCCGATCAAGGTGGAACTGTAACTGGTAGATTTAGTTATTCTAACCCTAATTTACAGCAGCTTCCAGCCAGAAATAAGGACCTTGGACCTATGATTAGGTCTATATTTATACCCGAGAAGGGCCATAGATGGGGTAGTTTTGACTATTCTCAGCAAGAACCTAGGTTGGTAGTGCATTATGCAGCTTTACACAAATTTCCGTCTGTAAATGACGTTATAGATAATTATGAAAATGACACCTCAACGGACTTTCACCAGGTCGTAGCAGACATGGCAAAGATTCCAAGATCACAAGCCAAGGTAATTAACCTTGGATTATTCTACGGTATGGGTAAAGCAAAACTCCAGGCCGAACTAGGTGTATCAAAAGACAAGGCAGTAGAATTGTTCGATCAATACCACGCTAAAGTTCCCTTCGTTAAGCAGTTAATGAATAGTGCTTCCAATCGTGCCCAAGAGCGTGGTCAAATTCGAACTCTCTTGGGACGATTGTGTAGGTTT